CGGTGGGGGCTTCCGTGGGGGATTCCGTGGGGGATTCCGTGGGGGCTTCCGTGTGGGCATATATTGGATCGTTTTTTAACATTGCATATGATGTTGACATTTCTTCATCAAATAAACTATGGGAATCAGGAATTGTGTCTTCGTTTGACGGTAAATTATGGAGGCTGCATTCTGGAAAATATTCCAGTATCATATATACGTGGAATCCCAAGGAATAGAATATCAACAAAAGTAATATAACGCAAAAGGCACTACCCAGGTGACGTGTGAGGTAGTGCCTTTCTACAAATAAGAGGTGTGATGTGCTTTTATTTTACATCATCACCATAATAATTTCAAGTGGTTTTCTTACCGGTCATAAACAATTTGAAATATACAGTCGCCACTGAGAACACAACCCCAAGGAACTCCGGGAATGTTTCCAGTGATAAAGGCCAGGCTTTCAACTGACCACTCAGCCATAATTCGAGTAGCGAAATTCCGGCGGAAACTGCCACGGCCACGGCCAACGCTGCATTGTCTTTGATGGGTTTCTTGAATGCCTTTTCCAGGCCTATTTTGATAAATTCAATAATCGGTGCCCCGAACAGGAATGTCACGCCGATAATTGCCCAAATAAATACGTCTTGCCAAGTTTTGAAATCCATACTTTTTCTCCTTATTATTTGCTCTGATTGTTTGATTCAATTATAGCACTAAGCCGGTCAATTTCTGCTTTCAGTGCTTTGATCACACCGGCCACGGCATAATCGTTGACCCACCTTTGACCCATGACAGAGTTGGAATCCGCCATGGTGATTGTTGTAACCGGGTCGCGGTTCAGGTCGTAAAGAATACCTTCCGCGGGTTGCTTGATGAATTCTGCGATGCTGACAGACATGATACCACCATCGGAAGCGAAAACTATGTTTCCGTTCTTTTCCTCATTCTGGATCAATTTCAAAGTTTCAGCTTGTTGCTCGTTCATCTGTTTTCTCTCCTCTTTTCTATTTCTTTACTTACATCGTTTCAGCCGTATGAAATCCAGTTTCATTTTTCCACATAGTAGGAGCCCATTCACATTCAACAAACTTAGTGGCACTTTCGCGGTTCCATCCAGGTTGTTTAGCATCGCGGCACCAATTTTCTGTAAACCTATTGCGCCATTGTCTTTGCTGCCAAAAATCCCCAAACTCAACAAGATAATTAATAAGCTCTTCTTTTGTAGCAAATGGAGGTGTAATCGGTGTGCCTTCACTTACTGTTTCGTAAACCTGATACCAAGTTGGCTCTTCTGTGAATTTTGGGCGGCAACATTCTAAGTCTAATCCACCAGCATATTCCCAATATTCTAATCCGTTATGTTCTTCTTTTTCCCATGCGCGATAACCAGCAATCCACTCTTCAATTTTTGATTCCGGGTCTTTGTCATACATTGGTAAATAATCAATTTTACCGTTACGAAGTTCACCTTTCGGATGCTCCCAATTAGGTGGTACCATTCTAATTTCTCGTCCCATTATTTTTCCTCTCTTCGTTTCTGAATAGCTTTTTTTACAAACCAGGGCATATGCCCTATATGCCAGGCGTGACAGAATTCGCACTTATACGGTGCTATCCACGTCCCGGTCGCCTTCGACCTTCTCAGTGCGGCCTCCTTCGCGTTTTCTTCATCCGTAAAACGGACTTTTCCATCACACTGCCGCCGGCGCTTTGCTCTTTTGCTTGCCATTATCCTCCTATTATTTGTTTTCTTGATCTAAAATATTTACAACAACCTCACCACCTTTCATAACATCGCCCCACTCTTTGCCGCCGTTTTTTTTGATCTGGCTGTCATCTATACCTAACGCTTGGCACATCCCGTCAAAAAGTGACTTGCAGGCGGCTTCTACGTTATCCAGGTCGCGCGTACGCTTGTCTGGGGGATGAAATACTAAAGTAATGCAGAACGTCGTTCCTGTGAATTCCTGCGCGTTTAGAGCGCGTTTTGTGATGTAGTATGCATCATGCTTTTGCTGCGCTTTGTACTCTGCCTTGATTGACCAATGACACATATAGTTTGGGTTCAATTCTTTTGGTGGGTATGAAAATTTTATTATCATGTTTTTAGCTCGCTTGCAAGTTTGTCACAGTTAGCCCCATACTTAAATAAAATACAGCAAGTTGATGAAAATTTATGCTGTCTTGTCTTGGGGCACATTCTATATTTATTTCACCCGCATACCCTGTTTGCCTGATTTCGCTTATTACATATTGCAGCAACTTCTTTGCATGCCCTTGTTTGCGATATTCAGGATGCACGAACAAATTGAAAATAATTGGATTCTTACCTGGTTCCATTTCAAAATAACAATACCCGTATTTTGTATGGATGAAATCATCGTTTATTTCGTCTAGTTCGCTCATGACTTGTCCGCGTTCATCGTATGTTTTCATTCCTCACACTCCAATCCGTGCAATTTGATATAGGCCTTGCAGATAGCAAATCCCATTGTGTCTGATTCAGCGATAAAATCACGAGGGCCGCTTTCTTCCAAGTCCTCAATTATCCAACAAACAAAAGTACTTTTACCTGGATTCCAAAATATTTCGGCATGGCAATCTTTGTTCTCGTTAACCATCTCTTCAAACAACGCCATGTACAGGCGCGGGTCACCCTGGTAGTCTGGTGCCGGAGATATTGTATTTTTATCGCCACGTTTTACTTTTTCCGCATAAATCACAGCATCCAACAGTAAAACTGATCCTTTGAACTTTGCGATTGTTTCATTCATGTCACTCATTTTCACTTCCCTCCATTCAAGGCTGATTGAGCCGCCATATTACCGGCACCAAAACCATGCCACAAATCAGGTTCGCTTCCATCGTCTGACTGTATAGTCCAATTGCTTTCATCGGCGTATTCTTCCAGCGCGTCCTTGTACCGCTTGTTTTCTTCCTGCAAGGCCAGCATAGATGATTCCGGAACATAGGCTACATCATCATCATTTATTTTTTCTTCGCTCCATGTGTCAAACTCCCCCTCTTCGTCTTTTTGCATGTAAATTACTTTTGGTTCCATTTTATTTACTCCTTTATAGTAGTTTAGAATAATCTCATTTGCTGTTGCGCATCATGTATGCGCTTTTCGGCTATCTTTAGGTATTCTCCATTGAGATCAATCCCGATATAAGGCCTTCCGTTTTTTACAGATACAACCCCTGAAGTACCCGCACCGTTGAATGGATCAATTACAATGTCACCTGGTTTACTTCCTGCCAATATACAAGGTTCGGCTAACTTCTCTGGCATAACTGCAAAGTGAGCCTCTTTGAAAGGATGGGTATTTATGGTCCACACATCACGCTTATTTACTAATGGGTACGGTGTGTGTTTCCTGTTTTCAATTCCTATTGCACCGCCGGCCATTGATGGATCCCATTCCTTTCCGGAATAAGTTCTGCCGCCATTGAGTTTGTTTCCACCAAATTTGACTTGCCCTAATCGTTCTATAGATGACCACTTACATGGTTCTTTTATTGCATCTGCATCATAATAATACCGTTCTGATTTCGATAACAGAAATAGATATTCATGGCTTTTTGTCGGGCGGTCACGAACACTCTCAGGCATCGGGTTTGATTTTGCCCAAATTATATCGGACCGTAACCACCAACCATCAGCACGTAGGGCAAATGCGACCATCCACGGAATACCTATAAGGTCTTTAGGCTTCAAGTCGCCAGTGGCCGGTACATTTCCACCACCATATCGTTTTACATTTCGTTTTGACTTACTGATAACACGGCAATGTTTGGAGCTTGCTTTTATATTAATATGGTGTGAATGGTTTTCATCACCACTTTGTTCACGACTGGCATAAGAATCACCAATATTTAACCAAAGCGTTCCATCATCTTTCAGCACACGCTTTAATTCTCTGAAAACTTTCACAATGTTATTAACGTACTCTTCTGGCGTTTTCTCTAGTCCAATTTGTCCATCAACTCCATAATCACGCAGACCATAATATGGTGGTGAAGTAACGCACATTTGCACCGTACCGGTATCAAGTTTATGCATTTCTTCCAAACAATCCCCGTGTATCAGCGTAACGTCACTCATTGTCCGGCTCTTTGTCCTCGTTTTTGTCCGGGATATTGTCCATAAGTTGCTGTGCTCGACCAACAAGAGATGCAACACCCAAAATTCCAGATACAACAGAAAGCTCTCTGATGAGTTCCAAGAGTTCCGCGTTCTGTTTCTTCAACTCGTCCCGTTCCTGGGTAACGTTATCAATATACGTTCTTACCATTTGTTTGGTCATTTTATTTACTCTCCTTTTTTTCTAATTGTTCTTTCAATAGGGCGTTTTCTTCCAAAAGTTTTTCGTACTCATCGAATAATATGGGGAAGCGATAAACCAAAGGCCAGTGTGGGCCGGAAAGTTTATTCTTTCCGCGGTGCCTATTTGCATAATATCGCATGTCTTCAATTCCGAAATATTCAAATTTCTCTGTCATCCCAACAAATCCTTCCAGTGTTTCAGTTTGGATTCAAGTTCATCAATGCGCCGTTGTAGGGCGTCTTCAAGCGGGCGGGTGTTCAATACCTTTATTGCTTGCTCTTTGCTTTTGAACCACCCTATAAATCTTTCAAGTTGGCATTCTTTGTTTTCATGTATAACCTCAATGCCAGGTTCTGTGATTTCTTGAAAAATAAACGGTTTTCCACAAAACGGACAATTCTTCAGCTCTTCCATCTCATTCCTCTATTTCGTAACAAATTATGCAATTTACAGCATCAAATCTAAACACTATCTGTTCCCCAATGTAAATTGCGATCCAGGGAATGTATGCGTTTTGACCAAACTCATCATAAGCGCAGATTGAAGTTATTATGTTTTTATTATGGTATCCACCTACTTTGAAATACAAAATATCTTCTCCTATTCCCTTTTCTACGGATACTATTTTTCGAGTATCTTTTGATAATTCTGTGCGTTCTGTTTCCATATCACTCTCTCCTCATCTTGTCTGATAGTTGTTTCACCATTTTTCTATATGTTTAGATAGTTTGTTATTGCTAAGATTATCTCATCATATTCATGTTCTCCGTTTACGGCAACTTCTACAATTACCCATTGTTTGGCTGATTCGTAAATTCCCCACATGGATGATGTGTGAGAAATATTTCTATGAAATCCGTGTCTTTCCAAACACTTAATTACTTCCTGTTCTATCATTGTTTCTCCTAATAGGCCTTTGACACAAACTTAGTATTTGACTTCAAGAAAACAAGGTCAGCTATGCCAGTTGGACCGTTCCGCTGCTTTGCAACATTCAGGTGAGTGATCTGACCCTTCTCATCATCTGGGTATATCAAAATAACGCAGTCTGAATCTTGCTCAACACTCCCAGAATCTCTCAAGTCTGCCAATTGAGGTTTCTTATCCACGCGCTTTTCCACTTCGCGATTCAATTGATGAGAATCAAATACAGGTTTCTTCATGCTTCTGGCCAATTGCTTCAATGATCTGGAAATTTGCGATACCTCATCAACCCGGCTTACATAGTTTCTATCGCTATTCATCAACCCAAGATAGTCAAGCATAATCAAATCAAGGCCGTGTTCCGCTTCAACGCGTTTACACTTTGCCAACATTTCAGAAGGGGTCATCCTTGACGAATCATCAATAAAAATACGTCCATGAGATAACTTGTCAAATGAATTTGTGAATATCGTCCACTGACTATCCATCAACTTACCGCTTTGGATGATCTGCCCGTCAATACCTGAATCAATGGAAATTAACCGCTGGCCTAACTCTAATGAGTCCATTTCAAGGCTGAATACCAGCGTTGTTTTATTTCGTGACGCTACGTTATAGGCGATATTGTAAAGCACTGACATGAGCAAACTTGTTTTACCGTTTCCTGGGCGACCACCCAAAGTATACAATCTTGAGTTTTGTAAGCCTCCACCTAAAATCTTATCAAGATCAACAAACCCAGTTGCAACACATGGAAGGTCATTCTCATCCCTGGATGACATTTCCTGGACCATGTCGTAGACTTCAGAAAACACATCACGCGCTGATTTTATCTTTCCTTCAATGGATGATGATGCAATGTTAAGTATTCCTGAAATTGACGTGGACATTATGTCATTGATTTGTTCACCTTGATCGTAGGCCAGTTTTGCTATTTCAGCGCAAGTCTGTATAAGCCTCCGGCGCGTGGATGATTCCTTGATTAGCTTTGCGTATGCTTCGGCGTGTATAGACGTTGGGGTGTCGTTGACAATATCCATGAGATAAGACGCGCCCCCTGTTTCTTCCAGCTTCTTGTTTAACTCAAGTTTTTTTCTTACCGTAATAATGTCAACCGCGCTCTTGTCATTGTGGAGTTGTTGAATGGCTTCCCAAATCCATTGGTGCCGGATGATGTAAAAGTCATCGGTTTTTATGTACTGCGCCACATCGTAAAATGATACAGGATCAATCAGTACCGATCCAATGACCGCGCGTTCCGCTTCCTCGTTGCATAGATTTATATTCAAACTTCCCTCCGGCGTGGTACATAGTTTTCCATGTGTTTGCTGAATGGTGTTTCAATTTTGGCTGTCTCTTGTTTCTTTGTCATCTTACCGACAATACCTGGAATACTCCAAATTATTGACCCTGGCGCACCTGGTGAAAGTTTGCTACATGGCTCAAATGTCGCTTCCAGTGCCCGCCTTCCGTAACCGGCGATTAACTCATTGATGTGGCGAATATCTTTTATCCATAAAGCATACTTACCACCTTTCGACTTATCGGGAATTGCGGCAACGGGCCATTTATAAATGTCAACCAAATCAGCAAGCGTCTTTTGAACATCAACTGGATACAATGCTATTTTCTTTTCAAGCGGACTTTTGTTTATTCCGGCGTAATGAATAACTCCATCCATCATGTCAACTTCTTTTTGTTTTCTTGTTTTCTTTAATGGATTACCATCATCATCACATTCAAATTTTTCAGGTTCGGATATATGTGATTGTGTGATTCTGTGAATATGATGTAGGGGTGTTAACTTTTCATTACCCTGAGTATCACCCTGCGTATAATCCTCATCATTCTGGGGTGTGGTTTTTTTGTCACCCTGCTTTGAATTGTATACAGTTCCGTCATACTCTCTCGGATTAGTCCAGTTCTTTACTGCAATTTCAAGCGTATATTGTTTCTGCGTTGTTGCAATATATAGATTGTTCTCCAACTTCCTACGGTGGTCTCTCAGCGTTGAAAGCGGTATCTCCAACTCATCGGCTGCGGCTTCATCCTTCCAATCGTAGATTATTCCATCTTCCCAGTTTGTTTTATCTAGCATATAGAAAAATAAAAACCATGCTGCACCAAGTTTACGCCTGTGTTTTGGCTCTAATATTCCACGTTTTATTTTTATCCAGGTCTTTTTCATGAATGAAATTCCCCGTATGGAATGGTCATCATGCTTGATTTTTTACTAAGCATTTCTGCAAGTAATAAATCGTATGTTCCCTGCGGTAGGCATTGATGGAGAATAGATTCAATGTATTTTGCATCAGCCCTAAACATTTTTTCGTAATATTCTTGCCTTCCAAGAATGTTGCCTGGGTCTTTTAATTCAACGTCAATGCTGATTAAAACATCTTCCACTGGCGTTGCGGATATTTTTTCTGCCTTATGAATAAATATTTGTTTCATTCCGTTTCTCCTCATTAACAAAAATCTGTTTCCAGATGATCTTGGTCTTTTGGCGGTGTGCGGTAAGAGGCACAAGATCAAAGACCATCTGGAAACAGATCATCTTACCAAACATATTTCGGCCGCCAAACCGTTGTAATACTGACTATATTTTATCACTTTTTCTTGTTTGATGCAATAGCCTCCTCGACAGTATCCAGGAATATATCAATCGCCCGGGTGATATCCGGCATACACAGGCAGGATGGATAGTCACGATTACAGACCCCACACCATAACATGCCGGCGTACTCTGACCAGTGCAGGCGTTCGTCATAGTCGCCATCGGATGTCAGTGGATATTTGCACACTGGACAATGATAGTCAAGCTCGGCCGGTTGATCTATTGCAACGACAATTTCGTTGTTCTCTTCCTGTTCTTTTGTCAACCTGCGCCCCATGATCTTTTCGGCGCGGTCATTCTTTGAGTATTCCATTATTACCTCCATCCTTGTATCGCTATTTTTTTGGTGATTGTGGTCATTTAATAAAAACAATAATCAATATATTTATTCTTGCGGGAAGTTTATCCCGTTGTACATATCCGCAACATGATTGACGGGTTCCGGGTTGTGGATCACAGGTTGAAATTCTATTTTCTGCGTGGCGTCGTGCCCCGTTCTGTCGAATGTCCTCATGTATATTGACCCTAACGGTTTGGGCACGCCTCCCCGCGTTACTTCCCAGCCACTTGTACCATCGCCGTATGCTTGCGAATATCCTGGCGTTCTTACATGGTGCTGCGTGTCGAAATAATGCACGCCCTTGCCTGATATGCGCTCCCGCGTTATAGGAATCCAGTATGCGTTATGGCTGTGTCCATTAAGCACAACATCTGCATCCGGGAATATCACTGCCTGCCTTGCCGTTTGGATTGCCCCCCTGGTTACTGGAGCTTCTCCTCCGGCGCCATGAAAATATTTCATGAGTACAGTCCCGTCAAAACGATCCATATTTTTGCCCTTGTGCATGATCCTAATCCATCCACCATAACCACCGTGAATAATTTTTACATCCTTCAGTCTGTTTAGTCCAAAAATCAACCTGTCAATTAAATGCGTGTTGGAATTTTTTAGCACCGCCAACTCGTGATTTCCGTCTGCAATAATCAGGATATTCTTTGCGTATTTCTCAAGTTTTGTTATTGCATCGTTTACGATTCTGTCATAATAATCCTCTCCCTGGTACTCTGTTCTCACTTTATCCATGCTTCTCCGCGGGTCAAAACGACCGTTCATAGCATCGAAGAAGTCGCCTGGAATGATGATTTTAGCGCCTTGTGATACGGCCCGATCCATGTCATCGAAGAACGCCTTACGCGCACAATCGACGCTGTCAAAATGTATATCGCTTGTTAAAAAAAATAGAGATTCCTTTTCTTCCGTTGAAATAGTCGTTACAGCTCCATGCGTTTCAGACTCCATAATGCTCCTCAATAAAAAGCCGGATTGCTCCGGCTAGTCTGGATTATTTCTCGTGTATTTTTCTCTTATAAATCCGATAAACGCCTCGCCGGCTATTTTTAACCAAGGCATTGGAGTTCCGGCATTCTTGAATTGATCATAATAATCCTGAAACCTGGCAAACATTCTGTGTTCTTGTCCTTCAACCGGTCTTTCTTTCCATGTATCCCCCCAACGCAGATTATCTTTATATATCTGTGTCGTTAATGCCTCAAAAAATTCAGGCAAATATTCTGGTAACGATTTTGTAAATATAGGTTGTTCCATTTCGTTCTCCTTTAATTGTGCTATACTGATTATAACAGTATCAGCCACGCCAAGAGGCGAACCGAGGCTGATCAATTGAATCTGGACGTATTCGTCCAGTAGAAGCCCGCCAATAAAAGACGGGCTTCTGGTTTTACTCCCATCCATTATCCTTCATCCACTCTGTTTCCTCTCGGTTCATCTGCGACAGGCACAGACATAGCATGGCAAGTTCCATGATCAGTTCAAATATTTTTTTCATTACTACTCCGGTATGCAAATATACTGCGCCCAGATGTAAGCAACCTTACACCCTGGTTTCTTTTCCAACACGAACGCTTCCACTTCCTTTTCGTTCATGTTCAGGCGTTCGTAAAACCTGCACAGCGGGAGTCCGTTCGTTTTATCAATTTTTATTATTTCCATCGTGTGCCTCATTTAGTAGATTACTGGCTTTGAGCCACGGGCAATCGTCTGTATGGTTACTTGGTTCTGCGTACAAATTCCCTTTGCAATACCAGCAAAATTGAGAATCATTATCTAACGCTGGTTCTGATTCTATTAATTTGTTTAGCGCGACTTCCAGTTCCGCGATACGGGCGTTGCGCTGTTGGATGGCTTCAAAATATTGATACAGGCTTGTTGCCGAACCAAGCGCTTCACCAAGTCTTGATATAATTTGTTCCATTTTTCCTTTACAATACTCTTCTGTAAATTGGTCATCCATTCTCATACCTCCTCAAACAATCAATTATTATTTTACGCTCTTCCTCGGTCTGTGGTTCCAGGAACCGGCACAGCGATTCATAGTCATCGAACAAGAGCAATTCAATGGCCATAATAACTTTATCTGGCGTGACCGGAACATGAGAATCAACTTGTATGTCGAGTGTCATTTGATCGTCGGGGGTCATGGCATGTTACCCGTTTTATCTCTCGGTTCATCTTGATATGGATAATGACCGCCTCTGACGTTTACGCCTTTGTTTATGTCAGTGCAATTTCGGCATATTCTATAACCTTTTTGGAAGTCAACTTTATTGATTATCCATTGACATTGATGGCATATCCTACCCTCTATTTTTGCTCTCGAATAAGCACTTATCATTTCATCCTCCTACAATCTCAACAGCCAATCCTCAATATACTTTAGCGGGAGTGAGTGGATACAGGACCTTACATCATACCCACGAGCTATTTGACGCCTTGCGAATTCTTCCGCGTGTTCCTGGCTATTCACAAATCCTTGACTGTGGCAACAAACTTGACCCAATAATTCAATGTTGATTTCGTGATCCAGTTCAGGGTATCGTTTGTCCCGCTTCAATAAACAGTGGTGCCGCTGCGGGATATTCTCTCTGGTGAATGGTGATCCGCAGTTTTCGCAACAGTTACCGCGGGTTTCGATGAAGTACTGGATAGGTTTCATCATTTGAATAACCCATAAGTATCACGCAGTTCCTGAATAGATGGGGGGTTGCATACAGGTTCATTTTCGTGTGCCTTAGCATAGCAATCATGGCACATCTTTATTGCATGCTTTGTTATGGATTTATTTGAAGCGTCTACGCGTTGCAATAACTCGTTTGTTGCATTTCCGCACTTTTCACATTTATACATTCTCATTCAATCACCCCGTCAAGCGCAGGTTGTTGGGGAAGCTGATCGACCCGTAACGCCACTTCATCGCCGTACTTGCCTTTGATCAGACCGTACAGTATATCAGCCTGCTGGGTAAGTTTGTGCGCCCGGGAGTAAATTGTGTTCAGGTAGTGGATAGCCGGTTCCGGGTCATCACCCATGATACAATATCCTTTTTTCAGGGCGATGATCGGGTGTCCCCTCCGGCGAAGTTCAGCTATGCACAGGCGTACCTTGCGGTCAACGATAGTCCTTGAATTGTCTCTCCATAAATAATATAGATTAGCTAATTCGTGCCTCTCAACATATTCAGGATAAACTGGCATCAAATCCAATACGTCCTGAATCTCTTTCTCTGTTATTTTCATTTTTAGCATCATTACCTCACTTATTCTGGATCATACATGTTAAATACTTCAAGACACAGCTTATTTATTTCATCAAACTCTGTAATCAATTCTTCATTTGTCATAATTTTAATTTCGTCCATCATGCCTCCACAAGTTCTCCGTCACGTAACCAACCATGCCAGCCTTTATTCCACCCGGGGTAAGGGTGAATAAGGATAGACGGGTAAATGGTCGGTTTGTTCTCATCGCCGTTCCATCCCCAATGGAACGGGTCTTGTCCTTTTTTTGATATCGGGATAACGACTTTTCCGGCAAAGGAATCCTCGCCGTAACGGATTCCGATCCGCTGATGGCCATCAAGGAAACACCAATCGCCTATTTTCCCGTTCTTGTCAAGATCATCCAGGTTGTCTCGCAGTGTCATAGATTACCTCTCTGCCAGTCATTACCCAGACTGGCATGGGGGAATATTACTTTTTCGCTAACTCTTCGATGCGGATACAATCGCGCAGCATGTCGAGATGGATACGGGCTAATGCAAGTTCACTTGCTTTGACTTTATAGATCACTTCAAGGCGATCTTTTTTGGCGTATTGTTTTTCAAATAATACCAATGCTGATGCCTTACGCGCCCCATCATTTGACCCGACAACTTCACCTGATGCCGTGGCTTTCAAAACGTCAACTTCAAGTTTTTCCTTAGCAAGTTCATATTCAAGCCCGGCTGACTGCGTTTCTAATGTTGCTGCGAAAACCTTTTCATACGCTTCTTTGATTTCTTGTTCTGATACCATCATCTACCTCACATCCATTAGTTGCCCGTCTAATGGATAGAATGTACTCGTTTACGGGACGAGTTGCGGATTATAAAAGTGTTTCTTGACCTGGCTTCAGCATTTCCATTACCGCTTTGGCTTCTTTTATTGCGAAGTCATCCGGTATCCAGGTCCCATCATCTTGCTTGGTAACATGAATCCATTTTTTGAGAGCCAGGATCGTCCCGTCCGGAACCTCATTCAAGTGCTGAAATCCAACCAGGTACATTAGTAAATCGCGGTATTGTTCTTCAATGCCACCTGCCATAGTAGTCAGATTTAATCTAACACTTGTCCTGTCGCCTTCAGTACAGGTCTTTCCCAAGAATGATCCTTCCATAACCTGGAGGCGTTCAATCAGTGCTTCGGGAGAATATGGCCTGTCGGCTTGCGCTGGCGTTGGGAGAGTTTCATCTACCGCCTTCTCCTCTTTTGTTTCAAGATCACCCATATCATTTCTGAAACCAAGAGAGGCAATACATTTTTTCTCACCTTCTGAATCAAGAGGGTGAAAGTCTTTATTTGGTTCTTCGATCATTACAACCCTAAAATCTTCATCATCAATAACCCGCTCGTATTTTTCTGGCTCCGGCAAGTTGATGCGCGGAAAACGTTTCCGCAAACACAATTTTTCTCCGCGTTTTTTTGCGCGTTCGTGGCGGTCGTATTTTTCAACATTACCGAAATGTTCAGATGCAAAAACTCCACCCCATGAAACTGTAACGGGTTCAGGGCCTGTAATTTCACGTGCTTTATCGTAAGATTCGGAAAATCCGGCACCCATTTTCATAAATTCGTCAGATGTTTGCATGATTGAATCGCGCCATCTTTTGAAAGATACCGTGTCGTGTTGAACAACTTTATAAACAATATCTTTTTCTGGATTATATGCACAGTCTTCAGCTTTTGCGTGGAAATATTCATACCATATGTTTCCACCAGATAGACCAGCTTCTTTTGCCTCAAAGTCAAGTTGGTTCTGCGCCTTTGACCTCCAACCCGCAACACCTGGACACGGTCCAATACCAGGCAAATAATAGCACTCACCTGCAAAAGGATTAAGTCCGTTTGCCGCTGCATATTGAGCAAGGGAGTAGACCTCATTATCGGATAATTTGTTCCCATTCACGATCATATATTTAAGTCGCTGTGCAAGATCGCGGGCGATTAACTGAATTTCATTTGCCTGTGGCTTTGTAATAACCAATTTATTGTCTTCCATCTTCCTTCTCCCGTTTTTCATAGACGTACATTCCACTGTCGAACATAATTTGCACCAATCTTGCTTGCATTGAAATAATAAAAGCGGCTGGTTTGCATGGCATAGGTGGATAAACAACCTCTACGCTGCGTTTTTCTGAAGCAAGTTCGCATAATTTTTTTAGAGATGTAACTTGTTCTCCTCTCATTTTTTCTCCTAAAATTCAATTTCTGGTACATCGTCCCAGTCAAGATTTTCAAAAAATTCTTCAAATTCGCTGTCTGTCATTTCCTGTTCAGGATGAACCGGTATGTCAACGAGTTCCCCAGGAAGGTCATAAGTTTCAAAGCCTGTACCATAGTTTTTACCCATGTAACCTTTTCCTTTCAGCCTCATATTCTGCATACGCGGCGTTGATCGTTTCTTCGGGAATGTCCTTGCCTTCCATCTTGTCGTTGACGAGGCCATTCCATCTATCTATGTATGGTTGCAATTCCGCTTGATCAATTGCATACCTGCCGCCTTTTCCCATTGCGTAATAGTCAGGGTTATAATCCATCCCCCACCTCATGCCCCATAGACCGCCCGGCGGCATTCGTAAAATCACGGGTGACAACTGCCAGCCCCTGGATAACATCAACTCCATTTTCAGGGTGCGTTACCAGTGCCAGGATTTCTGTAACTTGTCCGGTCATTGAACGGTTGCCTTCTTTTGCTAATCTCTTGATCTCGGCGTATGCCGCCGGTGTAACTCTGATCTTCGGGCGATTCTCCATAAACACCTTCCTTTACTTGTTTGATCGATTGATAAGTACAGTATACCACACTTGTATACAGATGTATACACCCAATATTACCATTATTCAAATCAGTTCCAAGACGTGCCATGAAATAGTCAGTTAAAATGATTTTTCCCCGTCAAATTCCGTTTTATATTCGTTATGTGTGATTCTGTGTCTAATACTGGTAACAGGCGTAAAAAAAGGCCGGTCGCACAGATCGGCCTTTCTGTGGTATAGGATTGCTTGTCAGAATCGAACTGACCTATGCTGCGCATTAAGTGTACTTCCAGCACTCGCAATCACCTGGGTGTGCCCAGTATTTCACCAAATTAATTATACACGATAATCAAATCATGGAAACTATCTTTGGTAGGATGGTTGTAAAAAACCAGATAATTACAGCGCCTATTACTGTGATAGCCAATCCAACAATCCAATTTACGGCTTTATTGATGTTATGATCCAATCTTTCCAAAGTGTTCTCTATAAGGGTCAACCTCTCTTTGGCCCCCTTGGTTCCGTTGCCATTGATAAATTGATCGTGCCTGGATACGTCTGATTTAACTTCGTTGAATTCTGCTACCGTTACTGCCATGTTGTTTTTTACCCTTCCCCAAACACTCGTTTCAGGATAGCATACATCCCTACGATTGCAGACTTTGTTTCAGCGTCCGTGGTGGTGCCTGTTCCTGGATTTTCACCTTCTGGCGTTTCATCGTCTGGATCAACCACAACCACTGGCGCTGCATAACCCAGCACTCCGTAAAGCTTTTCTTTAGTTCCGTTGTATACCCCACCGATAAGGTCTGCCGATAAAAGATTATTTAACCAGATAAACCACGGGCAATTATTGCTGTCATCATACGGCAATACAAGTGTACCGGTGAAAGTACTTGTAGAAATGTTTTCCGCTTTGTTGACCAAAAATGTTTGGATGTTGATCAGATCGTTTCCGGTGTATTTTGCAATAAAGTTGTTGGTCAGGTAGATGTATACCGGAAGTTTGGTTTTTTTGTATACCTTATCCATCAACCATCCGTTGTATCCTGTAATCCAATCAGCGTCAATCTTTCCAGCCGACCCCTTCGAGATATCCAGCATAATAAAGTTGATTGCCCGGTTAACCCCGTTACTTTGGATATCAGCAACGATCCGGCCATAATCCGGCACGTCAGTTACCGCCCAACTACCAGGGTCGAGCTGCACGTCAGCTGACATTTCGTCCGGGTTGGTCTCGTAAAACAATCCGCACGGGATACCAACATCATAGGCTGTCTGTACGTTGGCATGGAATTTGTCACCGTGCTTTAATAATGCACAGTCAAATCCAGCTAACTCAGTGGCCTTTGCGGCATAGTCACCATCGACCCATAAAATACTTGCTTGTGTCATAAATCACCTACTCCTTTAATAACCTCTGTTAGTTTTGTTTGCGCATTTGTGAGCATTACGCCAAGTTCAGAAAGTTGGTTGCCTACAACTACCTTAGGGTTGACTTCCTCTTCTACTGTACCACTTTCTTCTTCTTCCCCGAAAATTTCTGTGATTGCCTCCCAAACGCCAACCAGTTTTAATGCGTGCTCAGCGCTCCACCATGACACACCCGGGCAACCGAGTTCTTCGGCTCTTTTTGCAAATAGTTTCATTGCCTCCGGGTACGCTACCCCATTGTCGCCCGTGTATGCACGACCTGCCGGGATAACTGGTTTGTCTGTGATCTCTCGGTATTGAGACATGGATTGATCAATCATTTTTACAGCCCATGCCAAACCGTATTGATCGGTTGGGGTTGTGTACCAGTAAACCATCGGCATGTATCCGGTAACGTATTTATCCCAAGAGGACTGGATAAACTGCTTTGCGGTCATGTGATCTGGATGCCATTGCCCGCCCGTGTCAGGGTTCTTGTAGCGTGCCCACCAACATAAATAAATTGGTTTGTCTGAAATGGCTCTAAATTGTAGGCAAGTATGTACTCCATTTGAGTTGGCTGCCTGCTTGCTGTCTGAATTGGATTCAACGTCAAAAATCCAACCATCCAACCCGAAACGCACAACCTGGTTACCGGCGATAACTCCCTCGCCTTTGTAATCTGTGCCATAGCAGAAACCCCAACCATAAACAAGAATTCCTTTGGCATGGAGAGCGTTAACAAGTTCTTGTTTTAAGTTTTCTCCCCATGTTGCAAATACGCCATTCTTGTTTTGATAAAAAACGTTTGGTCCTTCCGCTGCCTTGATGTAAACTACTTTCACCCCAGCCTTACTCATGAGGTCTGCAAATTTAACCGGATCGGATTCGACCGCCGGGACATTCCATACCCACATACCTTTTCCACTTGGTATCATATGCTCTCCTCTCGGTATATCATTTTTTCAGCCATACCACTCCTTTATGATTCATCGTTTTTCTCCTTATTGCCTGATGTAACTGTTTCCGTTCCCGGACGTGTTGACATTTGGATCAAAATCATCAACCGTGGCGCCTATGCTTTCAGAGTAGTACGCGCTAATCGACGACATAAGCGTTGCGTAAAACGCAGTTCCACATTTCACAGCCAGGTTGTATCCGTATGTTGCCCCACAACTATTAACCTGTGCGGAAAATCCCCAAGTAGTGCCCTTGATAACCGTGGCGTACTGCAATCTTAGTTGGCCTTCTTGTTGACCTGATACTCCATAGGTACTATCAATGGATGTAAAAGCTTTCCACAGCGTTGCACCCTGATTGGTAACAATACTATTTCCCATGCAGTTAATATGATAACTTGATCCACCTTGTAGACTAACACCTTGCAGTGTTAATTTACAAAAATCCTTGATGTACATTATGTTTCGAGTGGATGAACCTTGGAAATGAAGCCCAGTTAATGTTACATTCCGGGTATTTATCATGGTGAAAACGTAAGAAGTTGTATCAGTTGTAGGGTTGATAATCACATTTGGTTTCAGCACAATTGAGTACCCAGCGCCGGACGTTGCACCGGCTGGATCAGGCCATGCTGTCGTTGCGGTAAGTACATTGTTTGCCGCGGAAGCCAAAGTCACCTCTGTCACGTTGTTTGGGGTTGTACCATCGTAAACAATAACTTTATCCCCGGCTCCCCAACCGTCAGCGTCAAAATCAACCGCCGTTGTTGCACAAGTAACCGTTAGTTCCGTGTTTCCAGCACCGCCCCTTGAAAACGAAACTGTTCCAGCACCGCCATTATTTCCAGTACTGGCCAATGGCATCCTGGCGCCTTTACCATCAACATAAGCAAGCCCGGCCATCAATCTTGTATCGCCGCGGATTTCAAACGACCGGATCAGGTTCATTGATTCCAGCGTCAAAGGTTCATCATAAGTGCCAGGAGCAACAATTCCAACCGCCGGATAAATTTTAGGGTCTAATCCACCTACTACATCAATGAGATGCTGTATAGTTTTGAACGGTGTTCCAGAAGTAAGTCCACTGTAAGAATCGTTTCCTGTAGCAACGTTGACATGGTAAGCTCCAGCAGACGAAAGAATTTCACGTCCACCATCGCAAATATTGTCCCAAATCAACCCGTCGCTCAAGAACGTTGCAATGGTCAATGGGGTTATGGTTCCGAGAATATCCGTACCGCTATAAACAGGTAGGTCTATCGCGTCCGCGCTTGAATTGCGTATATAAAAAATATGATTATCCGTTGAAGCCGTAGGCAAAGTGATCTTCCATGAATCTGTAGAAGGATCGATGAACTGAATCGGATCATCCGTGTCAGATAAATTCAAGTCAGTTGTCAACGTGGCCGTGTTTGAATTATGCCCGATTGCCAACGTCAACTTAAGCCATTGCTCAATGGCCTGCACTTCATCATAAACAGGGTTGATATTTATTGCTTCTGCATCGTCAATAAAATCAGTTACCTGGGTAAATGTCTTTTTACTTATTGGGAATGATGCTGTCATTATGCCTCCTAAATAAAGTATCCGTAAATGTCTATATAAACTACGCATGAAGCGCCGGCAACAACAATTGAAAATTGTCCACTATCATCCAATCCAACTATTCCAGAATTATCATTAAAATAATTTGCAACCATTGATCTTACTAGAATGCCATTTCCATTACAAGTTGGCTTAATCATTCTGCAATAATATCCAGAATTTGCGGAAGTCCATTGTGCTGAAATAGATACATTTATCGCTTTTGCCGTAACCGGTATTAGTGAATTAAAATCATGCGCAACTATCGTATACGTTCCAACATTAATTGTATCCCCCATATAGCCATCATTTCTCATGCTGTCAGTAGATACAAAATATGGGTTGTCGTAAACTAAACCAGATGTCTCTGAGTCTAAAGCCATTAAGAATTTTCTATTACTTCCAACAGGAAGAGCCACGGCTGTCTGTGCCGCTGATCCAACAGCCAAATCGCCCTTTGCAGTAAAAATAGCTGGAACACCGGCCGCAAAGTTATCCCTGATATAAATATTATGGTTTGCAGCCGTCCACGCGTCACCGGTAACAACTAATGGTACTGGATTGTAACTCATTCTGTGTACTCCTTTTCAAGAGATTCAACACTCTCGCCAACTTTCCAGTTTTTCCAGCGTAGATCAGTTCGTTTCAATAAGATAGCTTCGATCTGTTCTATTTCTTTTGGAAACACAACTTCTCTTGGTCTACCAGTAGTTGATCTGTTCCCGCACGAGCAGCAGAAGAAAATAGGACTATCCAGGTCTACGCTTTCAGCCCCGCCACACTCACATTGTGCTACCCAGCGACCATGGTCTACAAAGGCATAGACTTTCTTACCAAGTGTCTTTCCGGGAACATAAACAAACCTGTTTTGTGTGGCAAGTTTATGGATAAGATCATCATGTGTTTGCATGTTTGATCCGGTCAACTTATTTAATTTATTCCGCAAATCTTTTGCGGTTTGTAGATGTTCCTTTTCTGCTTTTATTTTTCTCATGCAAAATTACTGGTTACTCCTATTGATGTTGGAAAAATCCACGTGTCGCTGGTAATTATTCCTATAACCGGTTCCAGTTTATACGTGGTCAATATTTTTTGTCCATTCTCTGATAGCCATTCATCATGTATTTGGCCTATCCTAAAAGAATCGTTTATTCCAAGTTCTGCTATTTCACAATTAACACGATCAAATAAATCATAATTAAATTGTTCTGAAAACTGATTTTCAAATTGAACAGTCGGGAACTTTCTTGGGAGAGGCATAAATGAATTAAGTATATTTGCTATCTCTGTAGCCGTATTAACGTTCTGAATCCACTCGCTATTTAATATAAATGATCTTGTTTGGTATAACGCCTGACTTGCAGTATCTTGTATATTTATTCTACCAGTGTCCAATGCAAAAACAGCATCGCCGCGTATCTTAAACATAGTCACATAACCAGAAGAACCGCTATTGTTTGTAATAACTATTTTTGCGCTTTGACCAAATGCACTGAATACAATTGCAAACCCAGCGGTTAAGTCTGCTCCAAGACCATCTTCCTGAGTGTTCATTGCATAATCAGTACTTGCTACTGGAGTGATGACATTTGTTGCCGGACATGCCGTGTTGTTATAGCTATAATCAGCCCAGATTGTTATCGACGATCCGTTTGGAATGGCTGGAGTATCACCAAGTTCCCATATGGTTCCAGTCGCTATTAGTTCCCTTGGATTTACAATTATTTCTATATTGTTCCTTATTGTATCCCACGGTTGGGGAGTTTCAATCTCTCTTAATATTTTATCCTGTGCAATCGTTCCTACGGCGCTTACAGTTCCGATTCTTTGGTAATATTTTATTGTGCCAGATGCGGAAATAAAAAATGAACCAATAGAAGCGTCAACCAATTCTGTTATTGCTTCATTAACTCCCTTTGAATTTGCCCAATAATACGGAACAATATCAAGTAGACTATCTATGTCATAATCCGTCTCTCCAATGCCCACTAAAATAGCGGTGATAAGTTCGCTAACCCTTTTTCCGGACTGCATAGATAATGTTATAGTCGTGTTTTTAAATAAACTTAGTTTATCAACTGCTACAATGCTTACATTGTTTGTTCCGCTAATCGGGCGTATATCATCTATGTATCCCGTAAATCTTATTATCTTTGCCATCCCAACTGGCTTAACGCTTATCCTACATAGCTTTCCGGGTGTTACGTTTGGGTATAAATCGGAAGTTACATTGTATGGGTCGTATCTCTTCGATGAATTATCTAAAGTAATAACAGCCCTTCCAGAAGTTACCGGCTCAAATCCATCTGATTCGCTGTTAATATAAAAATCTCTGCCTCTGTCGATTGTAAGGCCAATCATATGATTAGCTTCGTTTGATCCACTGAATATTCCATCACCATTCCAATCAACTTCAAAAGCCCAACCTATAACATTAGACCGTGCTCCCCATTTTTCAGTTCCCCATTTGAATGTTCCCCATTTTGCCATTAAGCATTCCTTAGTGCTGTTCTAATTATTGGTATAAGTGTTTCGGTTGCTTCTGCTTTTGCTCCTAAACTAATCGCAGGACTATAAGTTAAATTTACAACCACTGATTTTCCTGATTGTTGGCCTGACGCAGAACGAACAGAATTGATTGTAGGTGACTGGCTTGGCATTTCTCCAAACTCTGTTGTAAGTTTAGGAAGTGAAGCGGAAGATAAAGAATCCATTGCCTTTCCTATTCCCTTTAATCCTATTTCAAAAGGCGTTGGACTTCCTGGGGTAAAAATACTTGGTACTTTGAGTTTAAAAAATTGAGTTATCAAATCTTTTACTTTTTGGATAAGATTTGATATAGATGTTTTTATTCCGTCAAACGCCTCTGTTACTTTATCTTTTAGGCCGGAAACTATTGTTTTTGCAAGCTCGAAATTAGTTTTCCATTGAGTAATAAATCCGGTTACAAAATTCTTTATTGACGTTCCGGCTTGCCCTAAGTAGTAAGTTACGATTGCTCCAATCATTTTCAATGTTCCCATTGCCTGATCACCCAATAATATAATTGTTGCAATCAAAATTCCTATCGCGCCTATAAGCAAAATAACGGGGGCGCTCAATCCAACGATAAACGTCCCGGCTGTTGCTAGAGCAGAACCGAGCGGCCCAATAACCATTAATAAAGAACCGACCGTGGTTAATATTGGTCCAAGTGCCGCCACGACAAGAAGAGCAGTTCCGGCAAACTCCTTCATTTCAGGAGACATATTTTTTATACCGCTTGCAAGATCAATTATCAGAGGGGCACCTTCTTTTATGACATTGGTCAATAAATCAGCAAGAACTGTTGTTAAATCTAATATTGCGGCTTTTATTTCTGGATCACTTAGTACATCTGCAAGTTCAGAAAAAACTTCATTAAACACAGGGCTTATTCCGGCGGCAAGATCGTCAAGGGATGTTTGCAGCGCTTCATTTTCACCGGCCATTCTTGTAAATGCACGCACAAGAGGTTGAGTTAAACCAGAGTTAATAACAGAGCCAAGACTTTTCATCTTTTGCCCTATGGCAGTCAATTTGCTTGACGTGTTGTCCACAGCCTCAATTAATATCTCTATTTTATTTGCCATCTTTATTTAACCTCTGTTCCCTTTCATACACATAGCGCTCCCACCATTCTTGCGTAACACTATTTTCAATTTCCTGTGCTCGTAGTGGGTCATAATTGGCGGCCTCTAATATCAAGAGCCAGTCCGGTACAATCGCGTGTTTCGCGTGGTGGTATGTTATTATTTGCCGCCGTTCGCTAAAGGGACAACGCCTTCCTTTTGTTTTTTAGCCAATCCTTTTATCGCGTCAAACAATTCCAGGATTTGTTCCTCGGACGCGTCAAGCAATGCATCTTCTGCTTCTTTTCTGTCTACCGGTACGGATACGTACTTCAATATGATTTGGATAAACTCATCCAAATCTTTCATGGTTGCGGATTCGTTTTCCATTGCTTCGCTAATTTCATACATGCGCCGCGTTCTACGCAAATAACCTGGTTCATCTTTGCGCGGAATAGTTAATACTACTTTCGTTATGTCTGTCATGCTACCTCGCTTACTAAAATCACTTCCATAAATTTCGCAGATGTTGGATCGTACCTGACGCGCTGCGTACCCGTCACAACATCATTTCCGTCCATTTCATCAAGTTTACCGAAAGTTTCCCAACGCCCTGGTAAATTAAATATGAGTGTTTTCTTGTCATAGGTTGCGCCGGCGTCTGTGTCAGAAAGGGCAGAGCCTTCAAATTTAACCTGAATCATTCTGGTTGTTTGATTCTTAAATGCTGCCTTTTCTGTTGAAGCACTTGCGTTATGTTCAAATGTAATTTCATTTACAATTTCAGGCATAACCATTTTTACCAGGGAATAATCAATTCTTCCATCTCCTGTTGGTTGTGCCATCCATAGCCCAGTAACCTTAAGATTAAAAGATAGCAGGGTTTGGGATACCTGCGTTAACCCAAATCCATCAGAACTTGAATCAATGTATAATTTTCCGAGACCAAATAAAACCGTTTCAACGGTAGGGGTATCGGCGCTTGCATCAAATCCGGCCGTGTCTGAGAATAGTTCTCTCCCGGTCATTGTGGCCGTAACATTCAGCGCTTCTCCAGCCGACCCTGAAATTGTAAACTCAGTGGAAAACATAAACGAAGATTTTTCAACCTCGTTATTGTCACCACCCTTCACGCTGTATGTTTGCAGATCACTAGAACTTTTCAGTGTTGATTGCGTTATAGGCAATGTGTAAGTTCTTGTTTTTGCGCTTGATGCATCCGTTGTTGGAGTGGCTTTATAGATTCCAGAATCAAAAATATGATAAAGCTGCTCAAATGTCGCCGGTGATTCACTAAGAACTAATTCAGTTAATGCGCTTGGACAATATGTTCTTGTTGTGCCACCATAAATACCAATATCTTCGGCAGGAAAAACAATCTCTCTCTTATCTTGGAATGTTCCTTCCCCACGCCACACTTCAAAATCTGTAGTTGGCGATCCCTGGGACGTTTCCCTGCTTAACTGAATCTGTCGTAAAGATTTAATTCCGTTTGTCATGATCTCTCTCCCAATCTAACGTAATATCTTCATCAATTGTGTTTCCCATGTGACGTGCCAATCTTTCGATGGTAGTTAATCTCAATAACTTTGCATTATCAACCATATTATCGAAATCCCTTTCAGGTGATAATGCGAACGGTTGCCAATCAGGAAATTTTGATAATGTGCCGGCGCGTCCGATAAACTGGCAGTGATGTCCGGTAAGAAATGCTTTCATCCCTTTATATTCTACAACAAAATCATGATCTTTAGGATTGTTACCGTCCCACGGCCTTCCAATACTGGAGCAAAAATCTTTGCCCCATTGATCAGGCATGATGTGTCCTTTTGTTACCGTTCCATTTTTGATGGCCCACTCAATAGTATTTTTACACCCCCACCGGAACTGTGTTCTCACCGGGTAAGCACTTACTACACCAACGGACGGGAATCCTTGCAGTAATTTGATGGACTCTTTTAACCAACCTGGGTAATAATAGATATCATCATCTGCGATACCAACAACGGTATCATCCCGGAACATTCTCAAAATTGCGGTCTTCGCGTTGTTCTTTCCAACATTATCAGACAGAATCAATGTGGTTGGTTTATATTCGTCAATCAACCAGTCCCGCAATTCTTTGCACGATCCATTATCCCAAATCAATGTGTCTGCTTTGCATCCGGCACGCTCTCTCATTGACAATAGAGATAATTTTACAACCTCAAACCGTTCTGAGTGATACCCAACAAAATTAGGCAAATGAGTAATAACCCCCATAACAACACCGGGGATATTTATCCTATGTTCTGATTTATTAGGGTTCTGCCCTATTCTCATTCATCACCTCCAATGATTTTTGTCCGCCAGCCATCCTGATTAGCACGTCTGTTCTTTGTAAAAACTCAATGTTTGCCAGGCTTCCACCATCAAATACACCAACCTTTCCGGTAGCTTCCACGAACTTAATCAGGGCACCTCCGAATCGTTGTAGTTTTTCAATCCTTCGTTTCTTATTGTTTATCATCAGCATTTCATCATAAATGGCTTGCATTTGTCCGGCAAGTCCTTGCGCCTTTGCAATCTCTTCGGCAGCAGTTTTTCTCATGTGCGCGGCATTGAATTCAAATTCCTGGCGGGAGAAATTGTAACCACCGGATTCAGCAATCATCTTGTCGGCTTTGTTCTTATACCTTTCGCACTCTTGTCTATGTCCATCCGTTTTTCCATATTCAGCCGCAAGTGTGCTTAAATCATGGATGCAATGTATTAGTTTTTGTCCTTCATCTTTTCCAGTAACCTTAAAGTCATTAATTATTTTTGACAACTCTTTCTTTTTTTCTTCATACTCTTTTTCTTTTTCTTTACAATAAGCAATATCAGATTCAATATGCGCCGTGAAGTCTTCAACTTTAACGGTCGTGCTTCCTTCGTAGCCATAAATTGGATCGTCGAATATCTTTGTGTGCTGGATAACTTTTATTCCTTTTCCAATTGCCAACCCGATCCAAAAAATAACGCCGTCTTTTTGATACTGGTACTCCGTGTTTGTTTCCATTTCAACGCCGTATATCTCTATGGCTTCATATCCCTTGATGATAGCCAGAGCAATCGCGTGCGCCACGGAAGAGGTTAATTTTTTCAATCCGCCGGACAGAGATAACACTTCATCCAGTGGGTATTTTTCAGACATTGGAACTTCTTCGTACTTTTCCATCATGAAAATAGTGGGGGTATTTCCAGATTTCAACCACTCATAATGTTTCGGGTCATTCCTGTTGGCTGGATTTTTCCAGATTATAGGATCGTGCATTTGAAATACGCCATCGGCGCGTTTACACCAATCAGCACTCATGGCTTCATTAAATACCCAAACATCACAATCCGTTCTTGAAAAATCAAACTTTTTGCTTGTCCTTGGATGGCTTCCAACAATCGCTACAGTTTTCATATACTCCTTTATATTGGCGTTGTCAGTATCTTTACGGGAATAGTAAAAGATAACAGCACAGCCGGAACCTTATTGTACTCAGATGCACTTACTGCAAATTCGATCGGCCATACAACGGCATCTACGTTGCCATTTAAATTAGGCTTTCCACCAAGCCGTCGCATGAATTCAAATGCGAACTTGTCAATACTTTGATAGGCTAATTTTATTACTGTTGCATTTAAGTATACATCGGTATTAATATTCAATAATATTCTTGTGGTTGTGGCGTTATCCTGGCTTGCAGATCCACCGCTTAAATGAGTAATTACTTCCGGCATTATCATAGCGCTATCTGTCGGCCAATCAGGTGCATTCTTGATTTGCAGGTCTGTGCTTGATAAAACTATATCTTGGATATAGGCAATTGCATCATCAATTTTACTCATACCATATTCTCTAATTTGTAAGGATTCAAAATAGTTTTAATATCTGGGTCAAGTTGCTGAGCATATAAAAGCGTACCCATTTCCTGGTTCATGCTTGCATCTTGATAGGCCTGTTTTGCTCTCATGAACCACCGAGTAGCTTGAATTTTACAGGCTCTTTTTATTTCAACTGGAACTGTCAATGAACGACCAAAAATTCCAATAATTTTTATTGCCTTTCTTGCGTTTGGGAAATAATATTTACTTCCACCTGGATCAATGTTCAATTCCAAGATCGGAAGTTTATTATATGGGAATGTAAAATATTCAGTTGATCCCCACAAAGTATAAGACGTGCTGTCAAGATAACCGTATTCTGATACCGACAGGCTGGTTATGGAAAGGCATTCATCAATAAATAAACTTTCTCCACCATCGCTATCGAAGTACCTGGTTTCCGTGTCCGTGGATGGGTAAAAATAATTATCCCATCTGCCAACTTCCCTATCAATCATTCTGCTGGCAGCCGTAATACAATCTGCCAAAGAAGTTAAATATGCACTGTCCGTGCTGGAAGAAAACGGAGAATCTACAAAATCTGATTGTAAGTCTGACGTAGAACAGTAGTCTGCCATAATAAATCCTTTGGGGAGGAGTTTCCCCCTCCCCAACTATCTGATTGTATTAGGTTGCTGATCGCATTGCATTACCCGGATAGCGCGGGTCAAGAATGGCAGAAACGTAACACACGGCGGTTGCATCGGTGTCGGCTGTCGGTGGGGTTATCACAACGCGTAGGTATTTTCCATCGGTCAAAGCGGCCGGCAATGCAGCCGGGTCAACTTCAATCAACATTGTTTTTGTTTCGTCTGTTTCCGCTTTCACAGAAGCCCCGGCGGTTGAAGCTGTGGTAATTGCTCCCATACTATCGGTTCCGACTGCAGCCGTAAGGCGATAGCGAAAATCAATAGCAACTTCGGTAGCGTTTGATGTGTTGGCGGTTGAACATTCAACGGTTACGGTATAAACGTCGGTGTCATTGGAAGACCCGACCAACCCAAACCCAACCTCAAACGTTGCCCATTGCGCTTCAGAAACCTTAACATACTGAGACATTACAGCGGTTGTGGTAACGGCGACCGGTGCCAAAACGGGCAGCAATTTTTCGTTTTCTCCAAAGCGAATTTTAGGTGTCATAATATTTTTCTCCTATCTATCAACCGGTTGTGGCCGATAAGCAAACGAACGGTGAAATTGTGTCGGTTGTCGTATAAGGAGTAACCGGCTGTTCCCAAGCGGGCTGACCGTCAACACGATAAACGAAGCGGAAGCATGTCTCATCCTGCAAGAACGAAACGTGGATGCTGGAAGCGGACTGTACACCGCCCTTGTCGATCATGGCATACTGAGAAGGACTGACAAGCATCAAATCACCGGCTGTTCCCAACCCTGGGTTGAATTCTGTCTCAATGTACGGCCGTCCAAGCAAACGACCATAAGGCGCTTCACTCAATCCGCCGGGAGGTGTATATACAGGTTGTGTACCGATGGTTGTGGTGTAAATCTGTGGCGCAATGTTTGAGTTTGCGAGCCACACATAATCGTTTACGCCAGCATATCGGCGTGCCCACATTGACAAAATATCATTGGCTGAAATTGCATTGGAAGCATCACGCAGAACGGATACAAGTGCTCCACTCTGTAAAATACCAAGAGGAGTACCAGCACCGGATCCGTCCATGATTGCCGCACCGGTCATGAATCGTAATTCGTCAGGAACATAAGTTCCGAGCCATGATTCAAGCGCCGTATCGTCTTCGAGCAATTCGTCAGTAGCATAGCATGCAGCCGCAACTTTTTTGAGCTTCAAACTGATCTGGCGAAACTTAGGTTTTGAAAGCGATTTTGTTGCGGCCTCTTCCAGCCAGTAACCGAGTACCCCGCCCATGCGAGAACCGTTTGCCCGGCTGGTTTCGTCAATGGCATTGATCAGCAAACTATTACCAGTAACGGGAATAGGTTTGAATAAAGAAAGAAATGTGCCTGGCGCCCACATATTTTGCAGGATTCCGGCTGATACAGTTTGAGGAACCCGGAAGCCACCTTGCGAAGGAACGGCTTCGTTCAATCCTTGTGCTTTCATTCCAAGCAATCGTTTATCAACAATACCGGACGATGCTTGCACAACGGCTTTGAAGAATTCACCGTTTGACTTGAAAGCGGTCCCTGACTTAATGGCCTTGTCGACTTCGTCTTCAACAACTTCAATGTTTCCTGCTTTCACGTCTTTAGCCACGCTTTCGGCATATGCTTTCACGGCTTCCTGAGAGGCAGTTTCAGCCACGCCCTTTGTTGCCTCTGTAACGGCGCTTTTTACGGCAACGTCAACTAAGGCCTGGATTTCTTTTTCATCCATAATATTATTATCCTTTTTAAATAATGATTTAATGGGTACGATTTTGTTTCTTGATTCCGCTGGATGAGGGGTTAATGAAGCCTCTCCAACAGGCCAAGATTTAATATGCACTGCCTTTCCTGAATTTTCTCTCTCAATAAGGTGACCAATTGCTCCGGATGAATAACCAAGTTTTCCATCTACAGCAAGCTGATAAATAGCCCGCTCGTAATCATCCCGTAATTCAAGCTGTGATTCAAGCCAGGCCCCAACCTCATCGAACTTAACCACGCCCCTGCCAACTCTGTGATTCTTGATGTTTTTGTCAGTTCCGTGATTATAGAAAATAGGAAGCGTGCTTCCATCGGCAATACCAAATTCTGTATTCTTGGAAAAGAATTCACCTTCCAAATCCACATCATCTGGACTGCCAAACCTGACAAGGTAACCCCCGACCTTGCCCTCTCCAAGAGCTTTTACTGTGTCTCCTAATAAGATCATTTCTTCACTCATAAGCAACCTCAAAGTTAAAATAAAAAAAGCCAGTTGAAGTACTTTCGTACATCTACCAGCTTCCACCATCGGCGGTAATCAGGCAAAAAATCCGCGCTCCATCGGAGCTTTGCGTTAATTCATTATACGACTATTTGTTGATCTGCGTCAAGCAATGTTATTTTCGCATATTTAACGCGGTCACAATAAACCATAAATTTGTCAATGTATCCGGCTTCTATTCCGTCCGTACCAATGCTAACAACAACGTGTGTAAATCTTTTTTTCTTTGTGCAAAAAGAAACACTATCAAGAACAGCCCCAATAAAAAGAGGAAAGCATATCGTTCTTGCCTTTGATGATTTTGAAATATCAATTGCCTGATTAAGCGCTTTCTGTTTTACTTTATTCCACTCAGACAATACGTAATCCCGCAATTCTCCGTTTTCAAGTTCATCCATCTAGTCCATCCTTACATATCTGCATTGATTTTACCTGGGTTACTTCAAAACCTGAAATATCCATCATAACTCCAACCAGTTGATTATCCACATAAAATTCCATATTAAGTTTTTTGTTGATCAATGCAGTTATGTATCTCGTGGCGCATATGGAATAATCTTCCATTCCTGGTTTATACACTTCAATAAGATATACCCATGATTCAGGTGTCAGATGTACAACAGTTGATACATTCATTGGAACGAATGTTTGTACAAATACTTTTGTTTCTGTTGGTTGTACCGTTTGGGGTGAATTTGCATATGTTTCCTGTTCTGATAAAGACATGCAGCACGCCGCAATAACAGCAAACGCAATCGCACAAATAAACATTCCAAATATTGCTCTTTTATATTTCATCACATCCTCTTTATGACAATCGCCCAACCTTTGGCGTTCAGTCCAAAAGTAGAGCGATGTTTTATTATAACCTATTTTACCGCTGAACCGGTAATTTAAGTATACATCATTTATTTTGCGCGTCAATCCACTTCTTTACCGCTGCGTTAGCTGATCTCATCGCGCCCAAAACGTTGTCTGAAATAACCTTGGATACCTTGCGCCAACCGATAAGTTTACTCAGTCTGCTTTGTTTTGTGTCGTCCATTACATGTGTAACGTATGGTATCTGATTTTTAAGTTTAGGAGTCCACTTTTTACCGGATACAACCCAGCCATTTTTCATATTATTTGTTCTATTGTATGGCACGCTCAATGTTCCGTTTTTCAAAGCCCAAAAAAACCAGCTCCTTTGTTTGTCTGTTTCAAACGATTTGCCGTATGCCTGTTTTCTGGTAATGCTTTTATAAGCAGGGTAATGTTTTAGTCCGTGCTTATCGTTACCCAACAAATATGCTGCGTATGCTTGCGCCGCCAACCCCTTTGCTCCATAAGGAACTGTGGCAAGGAACGCCTCAACCTCTTCAGCGCCTCTTATTTTTACAGTCACTCCCGATGGCATTATATATTCCTCGCTGTTGCAATATCCATCAAAGTTTCAAGTACCTTAGGGGATCTCCTGCGTTCAGTGTCTTGTAATTTGCAATCACATTTCCAACCCCCACATTCCAACACTGGGTTTGGTGGATTTTGTGGAAATATTCCAGATTGTCTCCATTCACTTGCAAAAGCAACCAGTCTATTCAGCCTGGCGCATGTCTCGCAATGCTCTTCTGTTGCTCCAAGCACCCATTCAAGCCTTCCACCAAATTGCGCTTTTATTGTAAGAGCCGCCTTGTTTTTTGTGTCATTAAATCTGTTCGCCCAAAGTTCAGCCCTGGCTAATAACGGTTGTATAGATGTTTCATTAATCCGAGCGTCAATAATATCACGGTAAAATCTATCCACATAATTAAACTCATTGAGGATTATCTCTTCAAGTTCTCCATTCATCTCTGGTGTCATTTGATCAATGTCAAGCCCTGCCTCTTCTACCGCCTCTTGATATGCCCGCGTAAGTTGCCCTTGAATTAGAGATGCCGTAATGTCAATAAATTCACCCGCTATATATCCATCGTAAACACTATTAACAAGGTGTAATATGGTGCGCAAAAAGTACTCATAGGATTTTATATCAGGAACTGCAATCAACCACCGCGCCTTCCGTGTGAGAAAGTTTTCTATTCCAAGATTTAATTTACCAATAGACTTAAGATTCTCAATTATAGTCATTGCATCTCATCCGTTATAAATTCTTTTTTCATGTGCCACCGCCAATTCATGCCGTACTTGTCAAACATAACCTCGCACATATTAGCAAGAGCAAGATCGTGCCGTTGTCTGGATGTCATGTTCATCCTGTCCATGTCGTACCCGATGTTGGTAATCTTTTCGGCAAGCACATCCTCACACACCCAAATACTTCTGCCTTCTTTTCTTGCAAAATAACACGTCTCAAGGTCAATACCCCAGGCATAAATCATGCGCGGATCAAACTTGTGTTCCATCCACCAATCAGCCCGGTACATAGAACAGATGTTATCAATCATCCACGTTTTACGATTACGCGTTTCGCGTGTTATCAGTTGCTTCCATGATGTGGTTGATTCTTTGGTAAGCGCCGGGTGAACGCCGACCGCGTTATCATCCTCAAGTAATATCTTGGCCATTGGAGAAACAATATCGTTACTGATTATGCTTGCAGAAGTTATTACAAACATAAACGCAAAAATATCATGATACATTTTTGTAGCAAGGTCAACCCCGGCTAACCACCCACCGGTAGTCTGTACATTATTTGGAAGTATAACTGTTGTATTGTCCGCAACCTTTGTGATATCGCTTCCGTTGTCTACCAGAACAACGCTTGTATCTGGACACGCTTCCAGCTTTTTAGCCAATGCATCCGCCCTCTCTGGCATGTTGTAATTTACGATGATTGGTACGACCCTCATTTTATCGCCTCCACAAGCATATCTAGCAACGGCTTTGTTTTCTTTGCAACTGACACCGTGACTGTTTTGAAACCGACATTATATAATTGTTCCTTGATGCTATCCGGTGTGTATCCCCACTTGTGAGCCATGAACTTATTACCGGAAACATTAGGGTCTGTTTGTGGCCCGTATATTCTCCACAGTGTAAAGCGTGGATCAGGTTGGCAAGGTGCGCCACCAAGTACAGGTATATTTTTCAGTCCGAGAAAATACTCACATGCCTTATTCAAATCAGGAAGCTCCATCGACAAAACACCGCCAGGATTCAGCACTGTATATATTTGTTCTGCCAACTCCACGGCCTGCCAGTGGTATAGATGCTCCCAAAAGTGACAGGATTCTACCCGATCAAATTTCATTTGCATAACATCATCCGGTAATGGCGGAACCTCGCAGACAAAATCAGCCTGCTTTACCGCGTCTATGGTGACCCATCCACATTTTTTGCCAGCACCAATTTCTAACCGCATAACATTTCCTTATAATCTTTTATCGCTGCGATGTCGTAATACTTTTCAATTCTTGCCGTTTCGTAACCAAAGACTTCTATGGCATGGTTCATCATCTCAGTAAAATCAGCATATTCATTGTCTAGCCACAAATCACGAACCGCTTTAGACCAGCATACAGCGCCCCAGGCTATGGAAGGCTTTGGAAGGTCGAAATACTTATCTAGTATCATCCCGTCACTAATCACGCCAAATCGCTCTGGCATGTTGGTTTCAAAAACACCCATGACAAAATCAGCATCTTTATTAAATAATTCATTTGGTGACGGGATGAATAAAGTATCCGGCATTGTAAAATAATACCGGTCTGCCTCTATCTTTAGCGCTGTTCTAATCGCACCAATCAACCCGGTTCCTTCCTGAATCATAAACAGTGCCTTGACTGTCTGCGCATGAAGTGCGATCTTATCCTTGTTCGTTACCACAACCACCATATCAAGAAAGTTGAAGTTATTCACAGCGTTGCCTATCATAGTCATGCCGTTTTTATCTGGCAACATTTCCTTTATTATTCCATTGAACCTTTGAGCACATCCAGCCGCAGGAAGTATACCAAGCCTCACTTCAGCCCCCATTTGTTTTCTAAATACGCAATGTTCCCTTTTCGCACATCGTAAAAACCAGGCTCCCCATATCTTGTGTGTAACCGTCTATGTGTCAATGGGAAGTTTAGCGTTTCCACCTTGTACCCTTTTTGTTCTGCCCTCCAGCAATAATCTGCGTCCTCAAAACCAGCATAGATGAATCTTTCATCAAACAACCCTACATCAGAAAACAATTCTTTTCGCATGACATAAATCCATCCGTCCAGCCATTGGCGTCCGTATCCTTTATTCATGTCTTTCCCGTACAATGTTTTATGATCCAGCTTGCTTACCATTTTAGAAAACGAACCGTCAACAGTCACATCATTGGAAACCATAACCAGCCAATCACCATGCGCAAACTGTACCGCGTAATTCAACGCAGCAGAAAAACAAACCCGTGTGTCTAATCTTTTTATGTAATTAGATTCAATATACGCAGGATAACAAGCATTATCTATAACGATAAGCTCACAGTCTTTCTCATGTTCATACAGTGTTGATATTAGCCCAAGTGTATTGTTTTCAAACGGATCAGTACCAACTGTTATGAAAGAAATCATAACGCCTCCACTGCCTTATTTATTGAAGCTGCCAATTCTAAAATTGCAGGATCAGGCGTTTTAATAGCTTCAATTGAAATGTCCATCTCAAACGCAGACTTGATACCTTCAGCGTCACTTGCGCCAGCTAACCTTGATTTTATAATGGCCTTTATTCCTTCAGGCAAAATGTCATTCTCAAAGTCAAACAGTACCGATTCACCACGCTTCATTTTGCGATTGCACAGATCACGCCAAAACGCCAACGCCTCGTATTGATCAATGGACGGTACAAACATCTTTGCTGGTTTGATTTCTTCTGTGTCGCTTTCAACGTCTGGAGTTTTGTTTTCTTCTATATTTTCATCCGCAATAATTTCTGGCTCTTTTTCTTCCTCTTTCGGGTCAAGGTCTTTAAACTGCATACCCGTTGGAAGGTCAAGCCCTACCAATTGTGCCGCAACAGATGGAGGCATTTGAGCATCAATATAAGTTTTATAAGCGGATGCACGCGCCGCTTCATTTTCTTGCCCAGGGTCTGTCTGTTCAATCCTAAATTCAATGCGCAATCCATACTGCTTGAATACCTGTTCCGTTAATTCAAAGGCAATAAACTTTGCCCACGGTGTAACGGAATCCCTATACCATGCGGCATATTCCTGCTGTGCAGTTGCGTAATTTGCTGAATTTGCCAATAGTAATGACAATGGAATTCCAGAGGCCATTGCAATGTCTGAAAGTTTGTTTTGATAGGATGTTTTATTAGCTAGCGCATCCATACCATCGCCAATGACTTTAACTTCCATAGAGTCCGCATTGAAGACTTTTCCAGAATATTTATAAAACCCCTTTCTCAATTGATCCCAAATTTTTTCTATCTTTGTGCGTTCGTCTGGATTTGGAACGCCCTTGACCATCAACATGGACGGGCGAATGCCGCCGTGCGAAAGAAATTCTGCTGAAAAATAATCACTATAATAAAGCACTCCGGCGGCCATCATTAGCGCTTTGAATTCTGTGTTCTTGGAAGGAAGCAATTCAGAGGTATGGTCAAGTTTGAATAAATGGACAACGTCTTGTACTGAATAATCTTTTTTCGACGTTCCTACGGTTCTTTCAAACTTTTCTAAATCATATGGGAATGTTCTGCTTTGAACTGGGTTCATCGTTGTTGGAACAACGAATCTTAATGTTGGTATTCTGTTTACTCTTTCTCGAATAGCATATGCTTTATTGGTAAAAAATAGAGATAACCTAAATAGCCTGAATAATTCCCCAGGGTTTTTCATCAATCCAAGTTTGTTTTGCCAATCCTCGGATGTATCCTCATCTTTTTTCGTTTTGATATTAACCAATGCAAACGGAAGGTTTCCGATAGCATCAGCCGTTAGGTTGGCCGCCCTAAACACAGCCGCAACCGATGAATACAATTCGTCCATATCCGTGGCCGGCGCATCGGAGTTAAATACCCAGGCATCATCAGGGTATTTCATTGCCCTATCAAAACTTTTCGTTCCCTTTCCGTCAACATAAACAAATTTATTCATTTATTTTTCCTCATGATACATACCAAGAACCTGATTGATAATTACACAGCAAAATACTTTCACCTTTATCTGGGGATCGCCCAATTCTTTTTTTGATATCTTCTTTTTCTTCCACCAATACCCCGGATGTTGTAAGTTTATATCTTGCGCTGCATAAATCTGCAACTATTTCATTCCCTGGCGGAAGAGCAAGATCATCTCCTCCGTTAGGATCAAGCGCATCCCTCATACGCCAATATAGTTCCGCTCGCTTGTTTCTCATCTTTAGTTTACCACTTTTATCGCGGTATTCTGATTTTTCAGATGAGTTAACCGCTTGTGCAACAGGATACATATCTTTCAGGCTATCATACATGGATGAACCAACTCCGCCAACATCAATATTCATTTGGCCGGGCTCTTCTTCTCCTAAATCGTTTTGTACAAGAGCTGCCCCGGTCGGACCATCCACTACAACAGAGCCCGGCCAAAATACTATTTCATCAAAATAATTGTCATATCTTTTTGATTCACTTGTATTGTCTCGCCCGCCCCTGGACGGATCAATACCAACTGCCGTTAATGTAACTTCCGGCTTTTCTCTTTCTAACCATCTACGTTGTGCTGCCCTTACCCATTCAGTCGGTATGATCTGCCACGGATCAGCAATAGCTGAAGCATGGAAGTCACCGTTAAGCATCATAGATCGTAATGGCTCTGGTAGTGCCTGTAGGATTGATCTATAACGCGTATCCGATGATAGGAACGGATTGTCGTCTAGTTTTGCAGGAATAAATGTTCTTGAAAGTGGATAAATTATTTCGCCATCGTTATCTATTGGATCGCCCGTTAGATATTCTTTTTCTTCCCCGTCAATCGTGGCATACCATCTCAGTTCCCCTGGTTTAGCCGGATTAGGATGATGATCATCAAGCCACGCCCCCCAACGCTGTATAACCCAGTTCCCAGCATCATCAATAGGCGGGTTTCCGGTTACAACTATTCTTACTCTTTGACCTGGATTCTTTGAACGTGTCCAACCACAAATAAAAACGTACTGGCTTTGCGCGAACTCAGTTACTTCATCAAACGCTTTCAGATCGTGCGGTCTACCCTGCCAGTCCTTCTTGTTGTCCTCATATTGCACGGCGCCAAATTCTACAGTACGCCCTCCAGAAAGATTCCACGAATGCTCTGACTTATTTTCTTTTCCGGTATCACCTATGGTTTCCCTGGCTTGTTGTATGAGTTCTTTCAGGTTCGGGTATACCCTACGGAATATTGCTGAATGTTCCCCCAACTCTGAAGCTAAACCAACCAGTAAGCTTGATTTCCCCCCACCAGCAGCCCCGCCATAGAATAGCTCATCAGCCCTTGATAAAAGAGCTAACCATTGCGGCTTTGACTGTGGCACCCATAACGCCGTTCTATTTTGAACTCTCTCCAAGTATGCTTTCTCGGATGGCATTAGCGAGGCTAGATATTGCGAGATCGTATCTGTCATCTGGTAATAATTTTTCTCCATCCTTACCGGTCAATTCCGTAATATTCTTGAATAATCCGTGTTTCTGTCCCAACAGTTTCAGCGCTTCAAGCTGGCTGTATAATTCAATCTCTGTCTCAATAGTTTCCGTATCTTCACTGTCTTCTGTTTTCCCCATGCGAGTAATCACTTTTTGTTTTATTTTCTTGATGAGTTTTGACTGCGGTTTCTTTTCTTGACCTTCCCCTAATAATTCAATGTTGAATCCACTTGTCGTAATGTCCATTAAATCCGTAATGTCACCCCTGGCAATATCCGCAAGTCTTTGTAAAACCTCATCGGCCCCCATTGCTCTTGTGGCTATCTCTTCGTCAATGAGCCTTTTTATTTCAACATCTTTCAACAACCGTTGTCCAGATGAGTAAGCTGTTTTTTTTGAGTAACCAGCACTAATTGCGGACTGTGTCGCGTTCCACGTCCGCAAATATTCTTCGATGAATACTCTCTGTTTTGTTGTCGACATAAATTGATTATAGCATATCGTGATTTACTTTAGCCGTCTTTTCAAGCGCATCTATCCTGGCTTGTTGTTCTTTTACTTTGTCCTGCAAATAAACAATATGTCGATCCATTGGGGAAAATATCATCTGTAAATGACTTGCTACGCGCTCTTCGTGATCAATCCCCGGTTCGCGCATTTCGCTCAATATGATGTGCTGTAGTTCATGGATAACAATATCCTCAATTTCTTTTTCTTCTGTTTCCTTCAACGCGATGTGACTGAAATTAATCGTTGCCGTGAAATACTTCCACGATGATTTACATTCAGCGGTTGTTGTATAACCATTCCCTTCATCATCACCGATGTAATCTTTAATATTAATGTTTATCGTCCACATGCCAAGAAACAAATTACTTTTCCACTTCTTGACATATTTCCTCACAACTTTATTGAGTTGCTTGTATGTTCGCTCTTTCACTCATCTACCTCTTTCTCTGTGACCTCATACGGCCCGCCACAGATAGCCAGCACGATAAACTCAAACGCAGCATCCAGGGCGTTTGCAATCCACTTGATCAAGTAGTACATCATAAAAACATTGTACCATAAACGGGGGTCGCATCATATTTCAACGTTGATCTATAGAACGCAATATCTATTACTTTTGGCGTGACTTTATATTACACCACCCCATTGTATAACCAAACCGCTTGGCGTATACTATATATATCAAACAAACACAGGGCACAACGCCCAAGGAGATAAAAATCATGAAATACACAAAAGAAGAAGCAATCAGCCTGATCGGTGGAACAGAAGAAGATTACAAAGATTTTCGCGGTATGGCCACAGAACAGGTAGCCGCAAAATTGGCGGAAATGTTCAGCGGTGAAGCAGACGAAACACTGGCAGAAGAAATCGCAATCTACGCAAACGAACAATAGGTACTCGAAACCAGCACAGGGGGAGCTGGTCGCCAGGAATACGGCCTGGCCTGATGAGAGACGATAAAACGAGGTGATGAGATGACAAAGACAACAGAAATACGCGTGGTAGAAAAACAGAATGATCAGTTTGGAAACCGTGTTTTTGAAGGATACGTACGCGGCGGACAGAATCTTCTTACGGCTGGCTTGGATCAAGGGTTTGCAATGGGGAGCAAACAGGCCATTGCTTGGTGCTGCGAGATTGAGCGACAGATGTTTGCTCATGGATATACCTGCCAACGAATTTACGAGAACTTTTAGTATGTGGTACTTATTCAATCAGTGTCCAGGAGCACACAAATCCTGGACACTCGCAGTATCTTGTATCAATAAATCAGACGCGCTTGAATATGTCAAAGCTTATCACCCAGGCGCGCATTGTATAGGCCAAGTCGCACAAGGAACTATCCGCGCTGATTGTGGTGCGGTTACTGAAAAAGCGAGATTGCAAAACAAAACGACCTGAGCAAGTCAAGAAACTGCTCACCGGAGGTGATATGTTTTATAAACTTGAGAACGGGAATGAAACGCAGCTTACACCTGAACAGATGAGAGACATCCTTACTAAATACTACTCGTATAACGTAAATGGATATTTATTTGCAAAAAATGCCATTGACGACATGATGCTGCACGGCACACCCAGAACGATCAACGGTGCGGTGTATCAATGGAGGCCTGAATGACAGAAAAATACTTTTTTGCAGCACAATCCTACATGGGACTTGAGTATACCTTGGTGTACGCTTTCGGAACAAAACAAGAGCGTGATTCTTGGGTAAAATCACATGAGTACAACGAAAACGGTAACCGGGTGGCGCAAGTTGTAACGAAACGAGAGGCTATCAAGATTGCGCCTGAACTGTCTCAGTTCTTTTGTGACAACAGAAACATAGAGAATTGTATTCATGTAGTAGTCCCACCGCCCAACCCTTCCCCGGCGGCGGTGCTCGGTCGGTTAGGTGGCCTGAAAACCTCTCCCGTGAAGGCTCAGAAGTCCCGGGAGAACGGCAGGAAAGGAGGTGCACCGATAAAAAATCGTAGTTGTGATAAAAAAACCAATCAGATTTGAGGAGTAAAGATGTGTAAATTTTTTAGTTTTATAACCGTACCAGATGAAAAAAAATATTATTATTTTGACTGGAAACAACGCGTTTCCGGGAATCACGACGAGACAGATAGTCACTCTAAAATAATTGAAGCGTTTTGTATTAAAAATGAAGCTATTAATGCATGGGAATACAATCCGTTGACCAGAGAACTTGTTTCAGATTGTATGCACGGGAAAAACGATACCAAACAAGTTAAGAAATGGGTTAATAATCTTGACTTTAAAACTATCGTTGAACCTCTTATTATCAAGCCTATCGTAAATCCTTTGTTACTTCCAAAAATTGAAGTTCCTACAGAAGAACAGATTGAACTGTTAAAAAAGTGGGCTTCCGTGAGGGATTCCGTGGGGGATTCCGTGGGGGCTTCCGTGTGGGCTTCCGTGAGGGCTTCGGTGTGGGCT